ACTGTATCTACTTATAAGTATTCAGACAATCCAGCTTTAACCTTTTTAGATTACATAACCAATAATGAATATGGTAAAGGATTAACACAATCACAAATTAACATGACCACATTTAGCTCTGCTGCTAATGTTTGCGATACACAGGTTGACCAGCCTTACTTTAATGGCACTGCAAAGCCTATAACTTGGTCAGGTAACGCTGGAGATGACTTTATTACGATTGGTGGAACTACCGCCTCTGAAAGCTGGTGGCAGAATAAGGTTGGAGAATTGATAGATTTATATGATTCAAATGGCAATGGCGTTATAGATGGTAAAGAAATTGTAGCAATCAGAAGAGATAATTTTTATGATGGAAATGAAGAACTTATTGTATATATTAATCAAACACTAGGTTCATCATATCCAACACAAACTGGTACTTCTTTAGTTAAAGTTAAAAGATTTCACTGTAATGGCTACTTAGATGCTAATAAAAATGTTATGGATAATGCAAAAGAACTTCTTGCAAATATGCGTGGTATTTTCCTTTATATAGATGGCAAGTATGAATTATCAATAGAAGATACAGGAACATCTACATTTAGCATTACTGACAATCATATAATTGCTGATGCTGGCATATCAGTTGATTATGGAAATAAAGATAAAAAAGCTAATAAAGTTATTGTTGAATTTTTTAATGCTAATAAGAAATACGAACTAGATACAGCTACTGTTTTACATGATGCAAATCCTGAATATTATTCAGATGATGGTGATGAGATATTAGAAATAAAGGCTGAGTTCCCTTATATAAGTGACCCTTATATAGCCTATAACATGGGCAAGGCAATTCTAACTAGAAGTAGAAATCAGACCACTATGCAGTTCTTAGGAACTCCTGAGATGTATAAGCTAAATGTGGGAGACATAGTAGACTTAACTTATGCTGGTTTAGGGTTCTCAGGTAAGATTTGTAGAGTAGAGGCATTAGAATTACAGTCTAATGGATTAGTTGCTGTTAGCTTAATAGAATATTTTGATGTTTATACATGGGAAGTGCCACCTCAAGAACCAGTAGAAGAGTTAGCTAACCTACCTTCTGCTTATGCAGTTAAAGCTCCAACAGGATTAGCATTTACTGATACCGATTCTAGTTCTACAGGCAGACCATTCTTATCTTGGGATGAGCCAACAGATTTTCCTGATTATCAATACAGAGTTAATGTGGTAGATGGTTCGGGCAATCAGGTTATTAATAGAATAGTAGACGTAGAGAATTGTGATCTTAACTTCTTGCCTGTTGATACTAATTACGTTGCTAGTGTTACTTCACTTAATACATTAGGCACAGAATCAAATCCAGCGACTTTAACCTTTACTATTGGTGATGCTCCAGCAGGAACGCCTGATATAAAAAATGAAGCTATTACTGAAGACAAGTTAGGTGATGGCTCTGTTACTAATATAAAAGTAGCAAATTTAAGTGCTGGGAAAATAGATACTGGTGAGCTTAATTTAGGTCAAGAATCAGGAATGGCTGTAAGGCAAACTAAAACTGGTTACACATCTACAGCAACAGGTTTTTGGTTAGGTAATGATGGTGGTACTCCTAAATTTAATATAGGTACTAGCACTAACTACTTAAAGTTTGATGGTACTGATTTAGATATATCAGGAGAAATATCTGCTACTACAGGCTCTATTGGTGGTTTCAGCGTTGGTTCTAATTCATTAATTGCAGGAACAGGCACTTCAAGAATATCCCTATCTACAGCAGATGGCATACATCTAGGAAATAACACTTTTGCATCTGCACCATTTAGAGTAGCCTTAGATGGCTCTGTAACTGCTACAAATGCAACTATTACAGGAGCATTAACTTTAACAAATATAGATGGTGTTACTGTTACTTATACTGCCGGTAGTTTAACTGTTGGCACTATTGGTGCTAGTAATCTTGGAAATGATGCAATATTTCCAGCGACCTTAAGATATGAAAGAACTAACTCAACCACTGCCCCATCAAATTCAGAATTCAATACAGCTTTTGGTAGAGACCCTAAAAATAATGACATAGTGGTTGTTGTTAGAACAGATACTAATATACAAAAAGCATATAAACATAATGGTACTGCTTTTGCTGTAGTTAATAATTATATAGATGGTGATTTAATTGTTGATGGAACCATATCAACAGACCAAATAGCAGCTAATGCTGTTACTGCAAATGAAATATTAGTCACTAACTTAGCAGCCATATCTGCAAATATGGGTTCTATCACATCAGGTAGTATTGATATAGGGTCAGGTACTTTTACTGTTGATACTTCAGGAAATATGGTAGCTACAAGTGCAACTGTAACAGGTGCTATAACAGCTACAAGTGGTTCATTTACTGGTTCATTAACATCCTCATCAGGAACTATAGGTGGCTTTACTTTAGGTACAACTTCTCTAGTAGCAGGTAGTGGCACATCAAGGGTTTCTTTAAGTACAGCAGATGGTATTCATTTAGGAAATAACACTTTTAGTTCTGCACCTTTTAGAGTTACGAGATCAGGTGATTTAACTGCTACAAATGCAACTATTACAGGAGCATTAACTTTAACTAATATTGATGGAACTACAGTAACTTATACAGGTGGCAATCTAGGTGTCGGAACTATTGGCAGTGGTAATTTAGGTTCTTCTGCTATATTCCCAACAACATTAAGATATGAAAGAAGCAATGCTACTACAGCACCTTCTGATTCTGAATTTAATACTGCATTTGGTAGAAATCCAAAAGCTAACGATATTGTTGTAGTTGCAAGAACAGATACTAATGCACAAGTTGCATATAAACATGATGGTAGTTCTTTTTCAGCAGTAAGTAATTATATTGATGGTGATTTAATAGTTGATGGAAGTATTACAACAGACCAATTAGCAGTCAATTCTGTTGAAGCAAATCAAATAAATGTAGGAACTTTATCGGCTATATCTGCAAACATGGGTGCTGTAACAGCAGGTACAATTAATAACACTACTAATACGCCAACAGCAGGTCAAGAACCTACAGGCTCTCAGGCTGGAACAGCAATTGACTTGGCTTCAGGAGCATTTACATTTGGTAATGTTAATGCATTTTTATACTTTAATACTACTGATGGATTAGTTCAGGGTGGTTTAACTCCATTTAGTGATACTGTATCTATTTATTATCAAGGTTCAACAGCACCAGCTTCTCCTAGTGATTCATCTATGACATATGCTAGTACAGGTGCTTTTTCTTTTACTACTAATGCACCTACTGGATGGACATTAGGCATACCTAATACTACTGATAATATTTATGTGGTGCAAGCTAACATTGGTAGAGTTGGAGCTGGAACTGCTAATGCATCATGGGGTGCTGTAAGTTTGCTAAGAGCTGCAACAGTTACAGAAACATCTTTAGCAACATCTCCAGCAGCAATCTCTTTTGCTTATGCAAGTCCAAGTGCTACTTCTCCACAAAGTTACTCTAATAGCTACACTGTAACAGCATCAGGAGCTTATAGTCATTCTGTTGGTATTACTGCAACTGTAGAAAGTGGAACGTGGACATCATTAGATGCTAGTTCTATTACAGTTAGTGAGGTTAGTGGTGACACAGGTCAGTTCACAATTAGCTCAATTACACACCAAAGCAATTTTGAAGAAAAAACATGGTCTTGGACAGTAACGCATACTTTATCAGGTTCAACAGTTAGTCAGTCAACACTTTCAATTAACCCATTACTTTAATAGATTAATATGTATGCACTGCAACAAACACATAAAAACCACAGGATAACGATTTATAAATAGCATATATAGGTATAAAATTAATAAAATATAGGAATTTAATATGGCACAACACGATTACAACATAGCAAACCAATCAGGTGCAGACTTTAGGGCAGATTTAAACAATGCTCTTTTAGCTATTGCAACTGTTAATAGTGGCTCAACAGAACCATCAACTACATTTGCTCATCAATTATGGGTAGATACATCAAGCAGTGTATTAAAGATCAGAAACGCTGCTGATAATGCTTGGATTACTACAGGTGTTAGTATTACTGCATCTAATACATTTGCAGGCAACTTAACAGGTAATGTTACTGGTAACTTAACAGGTAATGTTACAGGTAATGTTACTGGAGACTTAACAGGTAATGCAGACTCTGCTGATATATTAACTACAGCTAGAACCATATCTTTATCAGGTGATGTAGTAGGTTCAGTATCTTTTGATGGTAGTACTAATGTTGATATAGATACAGTTGTGCAAATTAATTCAATAACATTAGGAACTGATACAACTGGTGATTATGTTGAATCTATGTCAGGTGGTACTGGCGTAACAGTAACAGGTGGAACTGGTGAAGGTTCTACTCCTAGTATTGCTATAGGACAATCTGTAGCAACTAGTGATGATGTTACTTTTAATAATGTTACTGCATCTAATGAATTTATTGGTGATATTGATGGTGCTGTTAGATTTACAGCTAAAACTGATGAAGCATTATCTAAAGGTGATGTTGTTTATGTATCAGGTGTTTCAGGTAATACAACAACAGTAGGTAAAGCCAAAGCTGATGATGCTTCTAAAATGCCTGCATTTGGTATGGCAATAGAAGATGCTAATGCTAATAACAATCTACAAATAGTTACTTTTGGTAATTTAACATCTATAGATACTTCTAATGAGTCAGTGGGTGAGATACTTTATGTATCTACAACAGCAGGTGAATATACAACTACAGCTCCAAGTGGAGAATCAGCACAAATACAAAACATAGGTAAGGTATTAAGAAGCCATCAAAACAATGGTTCTATTAAAGTAGGTGGTGCTGGAAGAAGTAACGCTACTCCCAACTTAGACAATGGCAAGATATTTATAGGTAATGGCTCTAACCAATCAACTACTTCAACACTTGATACTTCTATAGTTGTTGAAAATACTAATCTTTACTACACAACAGCAAGAGCAAATACAGATTTTGATTCAAGATTAGCTACTAAAGATACTGGTGACTTAACAGAAGGTAGCAACTTATATTACACAACAGCAAGAGCACATACAGATTTTGATACTAGACTTGGAACTAAGTCTACTTCTGATTTAGCAGAAGGCACTAATTTATATTACTCATCAGCTAGATTTGATTCAGCTTTTACATCTAAAGATACAGATGATTTAAGTGAGGGAACTACTAATTTATATTACACAACAACAAGATTTAATTCTGCTTTTAGTAATAAGACAACTGCTGACCTAACTGAAAACACAAATTTATACTATACAGATACAAGAGCTAACTCAGCTATTGATGCTAGAGTAACTAAAGCATTTATTGATGCTCTTGGAATACAAGCAAATACTGTTGCTGCTAATTCAGTTGCACTAGGAACTGATACAACAGGTAATTATATTCAAACCATTACAGGAACTGCTAATAAGATCACTGTATCAGGAAGTGGTAGTGAGTCTGCAGATGTAACACTATCACTACCTGATGATGTGCAAATTGCTGACAGCTTAACAGTAGCAGGAAATCTTACTGTTAATGGCACTCTAACATCCTTAGACACAACGAATCTTGATATAGAAGATAACTTATTCCAGCTTAATGCAGGTCTAACAGGAAGTCCTGTTAATGATTCAGGTATGCTTATTAATAGAGGTACTGCCGATAATGGCATCTTTATGTGGGATGAATCTGTTGATAAATTTACAATGGGTCTTACTACAGCAGATGGTAGTGCTACAGGAAACATAACACTTAATTCACTAGGAACTTTAGTAGTTAATGTAGAAGGTAATTTAACAGGAGCAGTTACTGGAACTGTCTCTAGTTTATCTAACCATGATACTGCTGATTTAACTGAAGGCTCTAACCTTTATTATACTGATGCAAGAGTACAAGCTGTTTCTATTAACAATGTTGTAGAAGATACAACACCTCAGCTTGGTGGGAATTTAGCATCTAATGGTAATGACATATTGTTTAGTGATAACGACAAAGCCATCTTCGGAGCTAGTTCAGATTTACAGATTTATCATTCAGGATCAGCATCTCATATTAAAGAAACTGGAACTGGCAATTTAAAACTTGAAGGCACAAATATTGAATTAAATAATGGTGCTGGAAATAAAACATATATATTGGCAGTAGATGGTGGTACTGTACAACTAAGATATGATGATGCAACAAAACTAGCCACAACCTCAACTGGGATAGACATAACAGGTACAGTTACAAGTGATGGTTTAGTTGTTGATGGTAACAATGATATCCAGTTAAATCGTGATGGTGCTAGTTCAGCTAAAATATTCTG